AAAAAAACCTGAAATCTTGCGCTTGAGTCATCTAGGGCGCAACCCTTAAGAGGCCAGGGTAATGTATGCAACGAGGGCAGAGACGGCTTCGACTCGTGACGGCCTGGAGAGACAGGCAAAATTTTTAGGTGTTCGGGTGTAGCTCTAAAGGCTCATTGCAGGTTAAGTTAGGTAAAACGAAAGCCGACGCGCGCGAGGCAGTACTTAGCTGTCCATATCGGGGAAAGTTGCCCTGCCGCCCGATACCTGATTTATTGCGGGGTTAGCTTAACGGCAAAGCAGTTATGCAGAATTTTTTTACTGCATAAAAGACTAGTGGTTCGACTCCATCTCTCCGCAACATTATTTATGGGGGTATTTAGTGGCTAGGAAATCTCGATATTGGATGAAAGAATATTCATGGAAAGCAACGTTCACAGATGAATCTTTCGATTTCGATAAAGTCGCTTTTAAAAAAACCTTAGATGAAAAACTTTATGAATTTTCTAAGACTCTGAATCCAAGAGAATTGTATATTTTCAAAAATAGAATGAGATCGGAAGCCCCAGTGACTCTGAAGAATATTGGAATCGTGTATGAGGTTTGTAGGGAAAGGATTCGTGAGATTGAGGTTCGTATTGACAGGAGATTAAGGCACTTTCTTTCGAAAGCTGGGATTTGTGAAGTTTAAAGCCAGAATAGTTACTAAGAAAAAAAGCAGATTGGCTTTTGATACTCTGAAAGTTAGGAAGAAATCTCCGAGCAAATACGGGGCTATCAAAACTGTCGTCGATGGGATTAAATTTGATTCGAAAAAAGAAGCTCGACGATATGTGGAATTAAAGTTGCTTGAGAAGAACGGGTTTGTTTGGGATTTAGAATTACAAAAATCCTTTGATTTGCACGTTAACGGAATAAAGGTTTGTAAATATGTTTGCGACTTTTTTTACTTCTATAATGATGAAGGTAAAGTTCGGAGAGTCGTTGAAGACTGCAAAGGCGTGAAAACCCCGATTTTTAATCTAAAATCAAAAATGATGAAAGCAGAGTATGATATAGTCATACATTTGACATGATTATGAATGAACCAAAAATTGAAAAAGTTGTCGAAAAGTTTGTTAAAATTACCGATTTGATTGGCAATGAAACGGTTAATCTAAGCAATTCAGAGCATCTTTATTTATTGGCAGCGATAATTCATTATTGTGACGAAATGGGCGAAAAAATTACTGCGTTAATTCAGGAATCTTCCAAGTAATATTTATGAAAATTAAAGAAATAAAAATCGACCTTCTTAAGCCTTATAAACTCAATGCGAAACAACATCCTGAAGCCCAAATTAAGGGTATTGCGGAATCCATTAAGCGCTTCGGATTCACCCAGCCTTTGGTGGTTGATAAAGATAATGAGATAATCATCGGCCATGGTCGACTCGAAGCCGCGAAGCTTTTGGGGCTTTCCTCAATTCCTTGTGTTCAACTCGATGATCTTAAGCCGGAAGAGATTAAGGCATTGCGCTTAATCGATAATAGGATTGCCGAAACCGGATGGGATTCGGAAATGTTGAAGCTTGACGTTGATGGTTTCGAATTTGATTTTGAACCATTTAACGTCGACTTTTATTTCATGGCAGAAGCTGCTGTGTCCGAATCCGATGGTGCAAAGGAATTAAGCGAAGATGATTTTAATTCTTTCGATACAAAATGCCCTAAGTGCAATTTTGAATTTAATAAGGACTGATTAAGTGACTTTAAAAAAAGGAAAGTGGTCTTTAAGCGATTTGAAGAATGTAAAAAGCAATGGCCTTAAAGTCCTTTCATGCTTTTCGTGCGGTGGCGGATCGACGATGGGTTACAAATTGTCGGGATGTGAAGTTATTGGATGCGTTGAAATAGATCCGAAAATGCTGCAAATGTATTGCGAAAATCATAGGCCGAAATATCCGTATTTGATGGGAGTGAAAGACTTCTTTAAAATTGATAACGAAAAGCTACCTAAAGAATTTTTTGATTTAGATATTTTAGATGGAAGTCCGCCTTGTTCTTCTTTCTCATTGTCTGGTGATAGGGATAAAAAGTGGGGAGTTGAAAGTAAATTCAGGGAAGGCCAGGCCGACCAGGTTTTAGACGATTTGTTTTTTGACTTTATTAATATCGCGGAAAAATTAAAGCCGAAGGTTGTTGTGGCTGAAAATGTAAAGGGTCTTATCCAGGGTTTAGCCAAGGGGTATGTGAAGGAAATTTTCGCGGCTTTTAAAAGGGCCGGATATGAAACTCAACTATTCTTATTAAACTCCTCAAAGATGGGTGTTCCTCAGAGGCGTGAACGAGTTTTTTTTATCGCTAATAAATTAGGTAAGAAAATAAAATTGAATTTTAATGAAAAAGAAATCCCCTTAAGGGAAGCGATATTGGGATGTAAGCAAGATGGGGAAAAATTACAACGGCAATGGAAAGAGCTTTGGATGAAAACAAAGCCGGGGGATAGCTTTAGCAAGGTTCATCCCAAGGGATCTTATTTTAATAGTTTCAGACTCGATGGATTTAGGCCCTCAAATACTGTCACCAGTAGTGGGTACATGTGCCACCATGATACCCCAAGACTATTATCAGACCACGAAATTGCTACTATTCAAACATTCCCAGAGGATTATAATTATTTAAAAAATAAGGTTAAATATGTTTGCGGTATGAGCGTCCCCCCATTCATGATGAATAGAATTTCATCGGAAATAGTTAAGCAATTTTTTTAAAAAAATAGCATAATAATATCATGGCATTGAAAGCAAAAACAAAAAAGACGGGTAAAGTAGAACAAAACAGAACGATACAATATAAAAGGGCATTGCTTGAAGCGCTTGAGCAATCCCTTGGAATCGTTACTGTGGCTTGCAGGACTTCTGGGGTTTCCAGAATGCGTTATTATGAATGGATGAAAAACGACCCGGAATTCGCAAAGGCTGTTGAAGGCATCGCTGACATTGCTTTGGATTTCGTTGAAAGCGCGCATTATCAAGAGATCAAAAAAGGCACTCCGTCCAACATCATCTTCCACCTAAAGACCAAGGGTCGGAAGCGCGGATACCAAGAAAACCTGAAGTTATCCGGTGATGAGGAAAGCCCCATTAAAATCGACGTTACTGCAAGCGCGGTATTTGCCGACATCCTAAAAATGACTCCTGAAGAGCAAGACAGAGAACTTGAAAAATTAAGAGCTCGCAACAATGAGCCTTCGCATAAGTGAAAAAGATTTAATACAAAAACAACTTTATCTCGAAAAAATGAAATTCATTCGGGAAGCCCGCCGCAGCTTTGAGCAATTCGTTTACTTCACAAAACCCGATTACAAAACAAATTGGCATCATAAGTTGATGATGCGGAAGCTTCAGGATTTTGCCGAAAAGAAAATCTTGAGGTTAATGATTTTCACAGCGCCTCGGCACGGTAAGAGCGAGCTTGTATCTCGAAGACTTCCAGCTTTCATATTAGGTCAACGGCCAGATGATAAAATTATCGCGACATCTTATGGCGATACTCTTGCCAGTTCAATGAATCGTGACGTGCAGCGGATTATTGATTCTCCAGAATATGCAAAGATTTTTCCAGAAACCAGGCTTAAGGGCTCAGTTGCTTCCGACTCTAAAGGCACGTGGTTGCGCAATAATGATATTTTCGAAATAGTGGATCACCGGGGATATTATCTTTCGTCGGGGATTGGTGGTGGGATTACTGGGCGGGGCGCAACCTATGCAATTATAGATGACCCATTAAAGAATTGGAAAGATGCAAATTCAAAAACTAACCGAGATAATCAATGGGAATGGCTTAACTCCACCCTAATGTCCCGCTTAGACGAAAACGATAGCTCGGTTCTGATGACCCTTACCCGCTGGCACGAAGATGACCTTGCCGGAAGATTAATTCAGGAAATGAAAGACAACCCAGAAGCCGAACAATGGGAAATTTTAAACCTTCCAGCAATTCTTGAAATCAAAACAAAGGATGACCCAAGAAACGTCGGTGAAGCCCTTTGGCCTGAAAAGCTCAACCTAGAGCGGCTCAATAAGATCAAGGCCGTTAGCCCTAGAGTCTTCGCGTCTCTTTATCAGCAAAAGCCAGCTCCATTAGAGGGGAATATAATAAACCCGGCGTGGTGGCGTTTCTACCGCGAGCCGCCGTCCATGTTTGACCGCGTGATTCAATCTTGGGATCTAAGCTTTGAGGAGGGCGAGGACCATTCTTATGTTGTCGGCCAGGTTTGGGGAAAAAAGGGGATTAACGCTTACCTCCTTTATCAATATCGGCAACAAGTCGGATTCAACGACACGATCAAAGCGATAGCGATGGTTTCGGCTCTCTACCCGAAGGCCGGAAAGAAGATCGTCGAGAATAAGGCGAACGGTCCAGGTGTTCGTAACTATCTGGAAAACAAAATCCCCGGCATTGTGAAAAAGGACGTCCAAGGGTCGAAGACTGATAGGCTCTTATCGGTCTCCCCGTTCATTCAAAGCGGAAATGTTTATCTTCCTGACCCCAAGCAAAACATGTGGGTGTTGGACTTTATCTCTGAATATGCTAATTTCCCTAATGCGGGGGATGACGATCAAGTTGATGCTGGCTCTCAAGCACTCGATGATTTATTCTCCGGTGAATCAGACACGTTGAGGAAAATGCTAACCTTCTAATTGGGCAATAAAAAATGTGGAATAAAGCCAAAAAGTTATTAAATCTTGATGGTTGGAATAACGTCCTCACCGGAATGAATGTCGCCGGCAAAGATAAGCGGACCGGCGCAGTCCCTGTCTCGAGGTTTTTGACAAAGCAAGAGATCGATCCATTTTATCAGATCGATGACATCGCCGCGAAAGTGGTAGACCGGCTTCCCGAGGACATGATGAGGGAAGGATTTTGCGTTTATACCGATGACGGTTCGGACGAATACAATGAAGCGGTCCAAGAGTATTTTGAAAAATATGATCTTTATAAAAAGGTCGAGTACTGCTTAAAGAAACAACGGCTTTATGGAGGCGCGGGAATCATCATAGGTGCAAGGGATGGAACCGACGTTAGCCTTCCGCTTAGCCCTAACGGATATCGATCAATCGATTATTTCACGGCTCTTGATAGGTATCGACTTTACCCTTTCGACTCTACCTCGATTGACCGCGACCCTACCTCGATGAACTTTGGCAAGCCGCTTTATTATAAGATTGTCAATGTCAACGATCAGGTCGGAAACTCTAAAATGATTCAAAGCATGATTCATTACTCGAGGATTATTCGATTCGAAGGGATTGAAGTCGCTTACGACTATGAAAGCCAGGTCGATTATTGGGGTGATAGCGTCTTAAGCCGCCTTTACGATATAATCAGGGACTTTCAGTCCGCCTACAGCTCGGCAGCTGCAATCCTCCCAGACTTTACCCAGCTCGTCTTTAAACTCCAAAACTTACCGGACATGATCGCCAATGGCGACGATAGACTTGTCCAGCAACGGTTGGCTTTGCTTTCGTCTACGGCGTCCATAATCAACGCAATTGTTATCTCCGAAGGCGAGGATATGGAGCGCAAGACAACTAACGTCGCTGGCCTCTCCGAGTTACTTAAGGCCGTTGACCGACGTCTTGTAATGGCAACCGAGATGACCCACGTCGTCCTTTTAGGGGACTCTCCCAGTGGCTTAGGCGCGACCGGCGAAGTTGAAACCCGGATGTGGTATGACCACGTTAGGAACGTTCAAGAAAGTAAGTTAAGGCCAGTCCTTAAGCAGTTATTGAAGGTCATTTTCATGGCTAAGGACGGGCCGACGGGCGGGAAGTTACCCAAGAAACTAAATGTCGAGTTTAATCCCTTATGGCAAATGAGCGACAAGGAAGCCGCCGATTTGAGATTCGTCCAGGCTCAAACTGACGAGAAATATATCGGTACCGGCGTTGTCGATGCAGACGAGATCGCGGAAAGCCGCTTCGGATCCGGGAAGTATTCCACCGAAACCCAGCTAGACATGGAAACAAGGACCGCAATCGCGAATGCGACGCCTGACGAGCCGGACGTTGAAGATCCTGCCATTGCCCCGCCGGCTACCGAGGAGTAATCTTGAAAAATGACTCGATAATCTCGGTTACTATCCAGACCGCGAAGCGAAGGAATAGGGGCTTCCGTTTAAGGAAACCCCCTAAGCAGAAGTCCATTAAGCCGCTTGAGAGGCAATATTACCGCGGCATGACCCCAATGCTTAAAGCGATGAATGAAACATTGCGGCAAGACATTATCCCTTATGTTTCTGATATTCTTAAAATCTCAAAGCTAGAACGGCCCACGGCGGATCGCAACGACGCTTTCGGCGAAGATATATCCAGGCTTGTTGGAAGCGCACGGATAAAATTCCTACGAAACTATTCCGAAGCTGAGATTATGCGAATAGTTACGAGGCAGGGCTTGGACGTCGCTAGCTTTAATATCAAAGAGTTTGAGCGGATTTTTAAAGCAGTACTTGGCGTTGAAATCCCGAGCTCTGACCATTGGCTCCGCGGCGAAATAGACGCCTTTACCAAGCAAAACGTTTCGCTTATATCCTCGATCCCGGAGGAGTTTTATAAAAAGACCGAACAAACTTTGTTGCGCGACGTTATGGCCGGGAAATCAACCGACGACATCGCGGAAGACCTTCAGAAGAATTATGGCATCAGCGAGAATAAGGCTGCGTTGATTGCCCGAGATCAGACATCCAAGTTTAACGGCGACCTTACAAGGGTAAGGCAGCAAAGCGTTGGTCTGACGAAATATATTTGGTCCACGTCCTTAGATGACCGCGTTCGTCCAGAACATGAAGAACGCGAGGGGGTAGTTTTTTCATGGGATGACCCACCGGAAGATGGGCATCCCTCTGAAGCCGTTAACTGCCGGTGCGTCGCTTTGCCTTACGTCGAGCCCTCCGACGAAGAATAAAGCATTGTCTAATAAAAAAAATATGCTACTATTTTCCGGTGGGCGTTTTTAGATCCGAAAAAATTCGAATCGATGGGCCGAAATCTACTGATCAAGGGTACTTGAAGGTAGAGGCATTCGTCACGCGCGCGGGAGTATTCAATTACTTGCGCGGAGATGGTACGATAAGACGCGAATTGCGAATGCCAGAGGACGTTTTCGACGAATTATCGATTAAGACTTTAGCCGGAATCCCGGTCACAAATGCCCACCCAGAAGAACCGTTAAACGCGGATAATACGAATAAATATCTTGTCGGTTTTTCCGGGGATTCGCCTCAGAAGATAGACGAGTTTATCAAGTCAACGTTCACAATTACAGATGGCAAAACGATTAAAGACATAATGGTCGAAGGAAAAGAAGAAGTTTCCTGCGGTTATTTTTGTGACTCTATCGAAGCTCCTGGGATTTGGAACGGTTTAGAATACGACGCGATCCAAAAGAACATTCGATACAACCATATAGCGGTAGTTGATCGCGGTCGAGCCGGCCCTAAAGTAAGAATAAAATTGGACTCCGCCGACGCTGTTTTAGTCGAGGACTCTAAAAAATCTAGCTTAGAATTTGAAAATGATATAAATTCAGAAAAATCGGTCCCAAAAAGTTTCACTAAAGAGGAGAAAATCACAATGGCAAAGATCACAATTGATTCTGTTGAGTACGAAGTAAGCGAGTCACTAGCTCAAATTGTTTCCACTAAAATTTCTAAAATTGATTCGCTTGGTAAGGAAATTGAGTCTGCCAAAAAGAATTTAGATGAGCTTTCTGGGAAATCCGAAGCCCTTAGCGCCGAACTTAAAAAGCGCGATGATGAGATTAAGGAACTTAAGGAAAAGAAGCTTTCCGATAAAGAGATCCTAGCCCGCGCAGATGAGTTAAACAGCGTGGTTGAATTTGCCAAGGAAACCCTGGGCGATGCCTTCAATGCAGATCAATTCGATATTGCCAAGGTCAAGAAAGAGATCGTTCAGAGTCTTAATCCTGAAATGAATCTCGATGGCAAGTCTGAAGCTTGGTTAGATGGCGCCTTCGATGTCGCGATGGAAAACCGCAAGGTTTCCCGTGGTGATGCTTTAAAGAATGACTTGTCGAATGCCGTCGGCGGCAAGGGCGGATCGGTCAATTGTGACGATGCCAGAACTGCGATGATGAAGCGCGACGCCGAACTTTGGACCAAAACTGAGAATAAATAAGGGGATTTAAAATGTCTCAAACTGCTTACAATACGAATATGACCGTTGCGGTTGCTGGAATGTTTGCCGATTCTGCTGGCAATCCTAAAAAAGTTTCGACTTATAAAAACCCCGACGCTGAAATCCCCTTCGGATTAGGCGTTGTCAAGGTTGCGGGTCAACCCGATCAAGTGGCTTTGCCTACTGGCGCAAGTACGGCGGCGAGTCTCTTGGGAATCGCGCACCGTGACCTGACTGTTGAATTAGGTCAAGCCACTTTAGAAAATGCTTATCCTGTGGAATCTGCGGTTGCTGTTATGAGTCGCGGTCGAATTTGGGTGCGTGCGGAAGAAGCCGTCGCCCCTACCGATGCGGTTTATATGCGAATCGCTTCCCCTGG